TGAAGCACGTCTTGACATTGCCAAGATGGTAGAAGATGGATACTCAAATGCAGATGGAGACATCTTCCAACTTCTAGAAATTCCTGCTAATACATTAGTATTGTTTGCAGGTGCTGAAGTTGAAACTGCTTTCAACGGCACATCACCAACTGTAGATATTGATTTTGCAGCAGGTGATGATATTGTTGACGGTGGAGATGTTACTTCTACTGGCTTTCTAGCAGGTGGTTCAAACGGTCAAACTATGGTCGTTAATACTGCTGCTGCGGATACGTTTACTGCACACGTAACAACTACAGACACAATTGACGTTAAGTTAATTGCAGGTTCTGCAGATGTTACATCTGGTATCCTACGTGTTATTGCATGTTGCATTGACACAGGTCCAAGAGGTGGACGTGCTCCAACTGAAGTAGATCGTGATCTACTAGCGTAAGGCAACTTTAGGGGCTGACTTAGGTTGGCCCCTTTAGCTTATCTAAGGAAAAAACATGGCTTTGACATTTCTTTCATTAACGAATGATGTAATTACACGAATGAACGAGGTAACACTTACTTCTACTAATTTTACTAATGCTAGAGGAGTTCAAGTACAATGTCAAAATGCTGTTAATGAGTCTATAAGATATATAAATCAAAGAGAGTTTGGTTACTCTTTTAATCATGCACAAAATACATCTACACTAACTCCAGGTGTATGTAGATATACTGCACCTACAGATGCTAAATCAATTGACTATGCTACTGCTAGAATTAAAAAAGATAGTGACCTTAATGCTGCAGGAAATAATTTAACAGTTCTTAACTATAATGAGTATATAGAAAAAGGTTACCCTAGTGAAGAAGACGAGGTTGCAACAACAACCATTAATGCAACAGATGGGTTATCTGCGGCTGTAACAACAATAACTGTAGCTTCTACAACAGATTTTAGTTCAACAGGAACTTTATATATAGGTGGAGAGCAAATAACTTATACAGGTATATCAGGTAATGATTTTACAGGATGTACTAGAGGTGCAAATAGCACTACAGCAGCAGCAATAGCAAATAGCACCACAGTAACACAATTTGATAGTGGTGGTATTCCTAGAAATATAGTTAGAACTCCAGATAATAACTATCTACTATATCCTTATCCAGATAAACAATATACACTTATATTTGATTACTTTACATTTCCATCTGACTTGTCAGCGCATGGAGATACTACAAGTATTCCAGATAGGTTTGCACCTGTAATTGTAGATGGTGCGGCTGCTTTTGTTTATCAGTATCGGGGTGAAACACAACAGTATCAATTAAACTTTGCTAGATTTGAACAAGGCATTAAAAATATGCAAAGCTTACTTATTAATAAATATGAATATATAAGATCTACAGTTATTCTTGCTCCTAGAGGTTCTGCTAACTTTATGGGAGGAGTTACTTCCTAATGCCTGATTTATCTCAAGCTCAACCTGCAGCATTTAACTGTGAGGGTGGTTTAGTTTTAAATCGTTCTACGTTTCTAATGCAACCTGGCGAGGCATTAGAATTAGAAAACTTTGAGCCTGACATTGAGGGTGGTTATAGAAGAATAAATGGTTTTCGTAAATACGTAAATCAACAAGTACCTCAAACATCTAGCTCTGGTGAAAAGATATTGATGGTTGCTAACTTTGCAGACAAAGTGTTAGCAGCTAGGGGTGAAAAGATATTTAGTTCTGCATCTACTGAGCTTGCAACTAAAATTGTTTCTACTACAGGTATGACAGGTTCTGGAACTATAACTGTAGATTCTACAACAGGTTTTTCTTCTAGTGGAACGTTACAGATTAACGATGAATTGTTTACGTATACTGGTGTTACCTCTACTAGCTTTACAGGTGTAACTCGTGCTGCTACAAGTACAACTGCTGCCAATCACGCTGTTGATGATGTGGTATCAGAGTCTTGGACTGAAAAAGATACTGGCAGAACGAGTGCAGGTAAATATAGTTTTGAAAGATACAACTTTGATGGTAACGAAAAAATTATAGTTGTTGATGGTGCAAATGCTCCAACTATTTTTAACTCTTCTTTATCAGCAACAGATGTTAGTGAAAGTTCTGTAGCAGGTTCTTCTATAGTTGTAGCTTTTAAAAACCACATGTTTTATGCAGGTAAGTCTAGCACACCGCAAACATTAGTATTTAGTGAGCCTTTTGATGAAGATGGTTTTCAATCTGCTGACGGTGCAGGAACTATTAAAGTAGACGATAATATTGTTGGACTAAAGGTATTTAGGGATTCTTTATTTATATTTTGTGAAAATAGAATATTTAAAATGACAGGATCTACTCTTAGTGACTTTGCTATACAACCAGTTACTAGAGACATTGGTTGTGTAAATAAGGATACGATACAAGAATTTGCAGGTGACTTATTATTTCTTGGACCTGATGGACTCAGGACTGTTGCTGCTACTGCAAGGATTGGTGATACGGCTCTTGGTGCCATTACACAAAACGTACAATCTATTTTTGATGCTAACATTAAAGACTCTACGGTATTTGAAAGTGTAGTTATACCAGACAAAACACAATACAGAATATTCTTTTCAAAAGTAGGTCAAGGTGAAAAAATAACACAGGGTATTATTTGTGTTAGAAGAGCAGATAAATTTGAGTTCTCTGAAATACGTGGAGTAAAACCCTCAGCTACAGATACTTTAGTTGTTGACGGAGATGTTAGGGTTTTACACGGTGACTTTTCAGGATATATTCATAGACAGGAAAGAGGTAATACCTTTGATGGAACATCAATATTAGGAAGATACAGAAGTCCAGATTTAAGTTTTGGAGACACTGGTGTTAGAAAACACATGCAAAGAGTTATCCTTAACTATAAACCTGAATCAGCTATTGATGCAGATTTGTTAGTGTTATATGATAACGAATCTACAGACTCAGCAAGACCTGCTCCTTATGCATTAGATACTTCAGACGTAGCTGCATTATTTGGTTCAGCTACTTTTAGCACTAGCGGAAGTGCAGTACAATTTGTTTTTGGTGGTCCTTCACAGCCTCTTGTAAGACAATCAGTAGAGGGATCAGGTTTTTCTGTTGCACTAAGAATTAAAGATGGTGGCGAAACAGCACCATATTCCCTAAAAGGGTTTCAATTAGAATATCAAGTAGGAGCAAGACGTTAGATGGGTAATACATACACGAGACAATCTAGTTTTACAGACGGTGATGTTATTACTGCCGATCTGTTTAACAATGAATATGATCAACTTTTAGCTGCATTTGCAGCAAGCACAGGACACACTCATGATGGCACTGCTGCAGAGGGTGGGCCTATTACTAAACTATTAGGTACAAGTATTACTATCGGTGATGCCACAGCAGGTACAGATATTACTGTGACCTTTGATGGTGAAACTAATGATGGTGAACTTAAATGGATGGAAGATGAGGACTATTTTGAGTTTTCTGATGATATCCTCATTGCTTCTACAGAAAAAATACAGTTTCGTGACACTGCTATTTACATTAACTCCAGTGCTGACGGTCAACTTGATCTTGTCGCAGATACAGAAATACAAATTGCTGCTACCACTGTTGATATAAATGGTAACGTAGATGTGTCAGGAACACTTACCGTTGCAGGTGCTGTAGACTTTGGTGATGCTGCCCTATCAAACGTGGGTGCAGTGCAATTAGATAGTATTGCAGGTGATGCTGACTCTAACACAAGTATAGCTTTCAGTGGCTCTGATGTAATTACAATTACTGCAGGTGGAGAGACACAAGTTACTTTTAACAACGGATCAATATTACCTACAACAGATGACGATGTAGATTTAGGTTCTAGTTCTTTTGAGTTTAAAGATGGTTATTTTGACGGTACACTTCATGCAGATGCAATAAACTTTAATGGTACAGCTATAACTGCTACTGCTGCTGAACTTAACATCATGGACGGTGTTACTGCCACGGCTGCAGAACTAAATACTTTAGATGGTATTACAGCAGTAGTGGGTGAGCTTAATGCTCTTGACTTAGGTAGCACTGCTGTGGGTACAGCCATTGCATCTAAAGCAGTTGTACTAGATGCTAACAAAGACTACACTGGTATAAG